CAAGAAAAAAAAAAAATACCACAAACAAAAAGAATTTTAGAAGATGTTTTTTGTATAAAGCCAAGCGGATTTAAAAATTCTATGCCTGTTGAAATTTGCGAAAGACATATAAATAGTTTTACAAATATAAACGAAATTGTTTATGACCCCTTTTTAGGAAGCGGAACTACTGCCGTTGCTTGTAAAAAAAATAATAGAAATTGGTTTGGTTCTGAAATTAAAAGCGAAATTGCAAGTATAATTGAAGAAAGATTAAAAAATGAAACTTGAAAATAGAATAAACATAGAAGAATTGGCAAGGCAAACATTAAAAAATATTTTATCTTCTAAAGGTATTATATATAGACACTATGAAAACAAATTTAAAAGCAAAGAATCCAATAGCGAAGAAATTACAAAATCCGCAATTCAAATTGAAAGTAGTAAAACCAAAGAAAGGGAAAGGAAGCTATGTTAGAAGCAATAATAATAATAGAAATAGTGATGTGGACTAGCTATTTAATATTTAATTAAAAAGTGAATAAAAAATGTTCACAATGTAAAGAAACCAAAAACGTTAAAAATTTTTGGTGGCGTAAAGACAACCAAAATTATAGAGCAAATTGTATAGAATGTTGCTCAAAACATAGAAAAAAATATTATAAAAAAAAAAAAAAAAGATTATTAGAGTGGCATAAAAAATATCGTTTAGACAATAGAGAAGAAATCATAAAAAAATCAAAAGAAAGCTATTATAAAAATGATGGGGCTAAACAAAGGAGAATATGGCGAAGTAAAAACCTATTAAGAGATAGAAAAAACAATAGACAATGGCAATTAAACAACCCTGAAAAAATTAAAGCAAGTAATAAAAAAAATTGGCAAAAAATTATTAATAATCCAATATTGCATGAAAAACATAAACTTTTATCAAGATTAAAAATGTCCACCCCTAAAGCAAAATTAAGACAAAGAAAAGCATCTAAAAGGCATTTTCTAGCAAATAAAGATTATTATTTAAAAAAGAATAGAAAGCATTACCTTAATAATAAATTATATTATAATTTAAAATCTTTACATAGAAGAAAGGAAATTTTAAAAAGGATTCCTAAATGGGCTAATTTAGAAAAAATTTTTGAAATATATAAAAATAGAAAAAAAGGGTATCATGTAGACCACATTATACCATTACAAGGTAAAAATGTTAGTGGGCTTCATGTAGAAAATAATTTACAATATTTAAAAGCAAAAGATAATTTAAGCAAAGGCAATAATTTTATCCCAAAATAAAAAAGTGTATAAATTAACTATTTAATATTTAATTAAATTCAATTACGGCATTAAAAGAAAACGAAATTCTTTCGTCTTTCTTGTTATCACTAAAGAATGGATAAACCGAATGTCTTAAATTAATTGGAAATAAATACCAATTTCTAACTTCCGGTTTTATTAAGTGTAGAGCATTATTAAATGTATTTTCGCTTCCCTCATTAAATTCAATATGTCCGTTAGTTCTATGATGTTCTTTTTCATGATTCATAGAATTTTGAATAACTTTAGGAATTTCTAAATATCCAACGCAACTTAAATGAGGTTCTTTTTGATTTCCACCAAACATCGTATGACTGTGCTGGGGGTTATAATCTCCGCTTATGCTTACAACATACCAAGCCGAATTAATAACAATTCTTGTTACTTTCTTATCTGGATAATGATGTTCTGTATATGTTTTAATAATAGGATCAAAAAAGTTTCCTTTCCATTTTAACATTATTTCCGGAGTTATTAAAAATTCGTTTTTTACATTCCCAACTAATTTTTTTCCAAAATCATAATCTTTTACTTTATCTTTATCGCTTCTAATTTGTTCTAAATCTTTTAAAAAGTCCGTCAATAATTCTAAAGGTAGTACGGCTTTTGCTATTGTAGAGCCAAACGGCTTAAACATTTCAAAATTTATTTTTTTTGTCATTATATATCGTATATATTATATAAATTTTTTAAAGGAATACTCCAACATTTAGGTCTATCTAAACCAAAATCGGTTAAATATTTATCTTCTAATTTAGAATAATAAGGAAACCAACCTTGAATTGTATATGTATGTTCGCCCTCATAAGTAACTAAAACATATTTTGCTTTCTTTTCTATTGGACGAATAATTAAACTATTATTATATTTTTTTTGTTGTGTTCTAATTTCTATATCATTACCAACATCAGCTTTATCGTATCTATTATAAGTGTCGCTATAACTACCATTAAAAAAAACATTTTTAGCTTTACAATAAGCAACTTCACCCATAGCCCCCAAAATTCCTAAAGATAATGTACGCTCCTCCGAACCTTTATAACCATGTCCGAATTTTTTTTTCATTTTAATATTTTCAACATATCTTTTATTAGCTACTTGCGAAGCCATCTCTATTTCGTATGGTTCTAATTTTATAATCAAACTTCGTTACCCCAACTATCCCAACCTGGAGCTTTCTGTCTAGCAAAGAGTTCAATTCTAGGTAAATCTCCGCAAAGATTAACTATATTAGTTCTTACAATGTCAGGTTTTCTTGAATGTTCTCTACGAATATCTATAACTAATTGTTTAACATTTTTAGAAAATCTTTTTGGTTTGCCTTTTGTAGCTAACAAACATATTTCAGGGTTTGCTCTTGACCAATATCCTAATCCCATAAAGAAATTATTGTTTGTTTTATTTTTTTTAACCCAAGTAAAGGCAATTGTTTTATATTTAAATCCCCAATTTTTAAGTAGTTTAAAAGATTTTTCCAAGAAAGGATCAGTAACCCACATAAACAAACAACAATCCACATCAGCAATATCATTAATATTAAAATCCAATAAATCGTTAAATTCCATGCAAGAATAATGTTTGGTAGCATTACGGTCTTCCCCTTTTTTAGAATAGCTTTTAAAGTACCAAGGTGGATCAGCATAAATAATTTTATACTTTTTTTTGATTGCTTTTAGTTCTTTCAATATTGTTTTCCTTTTCTTGTTTATCTTCATATTCTTTTGTTGATACACCTTGAAAATGTTTAAACCAACATTCAGCGCAATAATCTTTTCCGCTTTCAACAACATCAGCTTTCATATCACATTTAATACAAGTTTTCATATCACCGTAAATATTCATTTATCATTTTTTTAACTTTAGGATTTTTCTTTAATATAGGAATAAATTCTTCGCTTAATAAAGCAGTCTTTTCTTCGCCAATTTTATTTATATTAATTTTATTTATCCAACAAATTATATGCCAAATCTCATGGAATAAAGTTTTAGCCATCATTTCTTTTGATAAATTAGGATTGATTCGTAAAATTAAAGGATCAGGGTCAAATACAGCATGACAATCTCCGCAATTTTCCCATAAAACCTTGATTTTTTTGCTTTTATATTTGATGATTTTAAAAGCCATATCGAATCTTTAAGCATTTATTAAATAATTGCAATTAATTAATGTATTGATTTTTTACAAATTTTGTATTATCTTCCGAATCAATGCTTATAAAGATTGGCAAACAGTGGAAACATAGAAAGGTTGGGGGTTGCTTTACCGCTGATCATCTTTCTCCCTCTCAATTAACTAAAAGTCCAGACCAATGGTTTTACGACTATTGCGTACTAGATGAAAAGGATAGGAAAAAGCGACCCCCTAATATGCGAATGATTTTTGGTGGAATTATTGGAAGAGCTTTACAAGATATAATTGTCCATAAATTATCTATAAAAGAAGTTATGAAAGGAAAAAAAGATGTTGGAAAAACTGGCTAAAATGCAAACCGAATTAAGGAACTATCAACAACAACAAAAAAAACAAGATTCTTTAATTAGAGAAAGAGATGCTGAAATAACTAATTTAAGAATTAAATTAAGTAAATACGAAGATAAAGAAAATCAAAAGAATAAAAACCAAAGCTATATTCATAACAAAGCATTAAAAGATGTAGAACAAAAAAAACAAAATGAAGAAAGGAAAAACAAAGATGACAACCAAGACGGAAGTAAAAAATAAAGAAGAAAAAAGCAAAGGTGGTTTTAAAGAAAGGCGTTTAGAATGTATTAATAAATTAAGTGAAGTTAATACAGTTGATATTAAGGGTAAAAAATATTCTACAGTTGCAATAAGACATCAACATTTAATAAATTATTTTCCGGAATCTAAAATAGACGAACAATTAATTGATAGCCAAACAAACGATAGTTTTGTTACAACAAAAACTACTTTGTATATTGGCGACACACCTTACAGTGTAGGTCATGCAAGGGAAAGTTTTAATAGCTCCTTTATTAATAAAACTTCGGCAGTTGAAAATGCTTTTACATCAAGTTTAGGAAGATGTTTAGCAGCGTTTGGCTTACATGGTAGCGAATTTGCTTCTGCCGAAGAAGTTGCTAATGCTATTAACAATCAAACAACTAAAAAAGATTCAATTGAAATAGAAATAGAAAAACAAAGTACTGAAACAAAACTTAATAATTTGTATTCTAATTGGATAACTAAAAACGAAAAAATAGACGAACTATTTAAAACTAAACAAGAAAGCATAAAAACCAATGGAGGAAAAAATGCAAAATGGTAAATCAAAAGACTGGGTATTATTCCCATATGAAGCAAGTAACGAAAAAGCTATAAAGATAGATTTTTCAGGAAATACTTTATTAGCTAACGGAGAAAAAGGTACTATATTAGGTTCTAAAGGTACTTCAAAAGACGGCAATACAAAGTTTATAAGGATATTCGCCCAAGTAGGAGTTTTATTTAAAGGGGACGATAATAAATTTACCGGTAATCTTCATGCTCCGGAAGTTGCACCTAATAAAAAAAATCTTATTGGTTGGTTAAATGATAAATCGGAAAAACCAAACATAGCCGGTTATCAAAATGATCCGCAAGATAAACCACAAACTAAACCAAGCGAAAGTAATCTTGACTTTTAGTGAAAGTATTTTTTCTAATATTATTATTAGTAAAAAGTCCAAATGATATTATTTATGTCAAAGTACCTTTTGCTTATTCTTTAGAACCTATAACTTGTGAAGAAATTTATTATGAAAAAGTTAAACATAAATTTTTTGAAAATGATGGTTATTATGGTTTCTATAAAGGGTGGGTAGTAGGAGCTCATTATTGTATAGATGAAAAAGGAAATTATTATGATGGATATGAGGAAAAATTAGATTGGGAATTGGGACATGACTGACAATGTTAAAAATATAAATCAAATATCAAAAGAATTAGAAAAACTTTTGAAAGAAAAGCAAAGCGAATATGGTAATTTTAATTCTACAAGCTATGTATTTAAAGGTGTTTTAGAAAGTATTCTATCCGCTTTTAATGGAACTAAAGTACATTGTCCCAATAATATTTTTGGGCTTTGCATGATATTTGTAAAGTCATGGCGGTCAATTACTAATAAGAAATATAAAAAAGATACTTACGATGATATTAACGGATATAACGAATTAAATAGAAGTCTTAAAATGGAAGAAAACAATGGAAAATAAAGCACCAATGACTCCTTTAATGATGAAGCTATTGAATTTTATTAAAAAATATGCAAAAAAGAACAAATATTATCCAACTTATCAAGAGATGGCTGATGCATTAAATTTTAAAAGTAAAAATTCTGTAACAGTATTGATTAATAAATTGGAACAAAGAAAAGAAATAAAACGATTAAAAGGATATAGAAGAAATATAGAATTAAATGTTTAAAGTAGAAAAAAACACTTTGCAAGAATTAGTTGTTAATTTTAAAGAATTTTTTGTTGGGGCAACCATAGAGGAAGCTACGGAAAATGCTCATAAACAAAGAACACCTAAAGATGATGCTACTATAACAATAACTGACAGGCGTTTTCTTGGGTCAAATATAAAAATAGTCAGTGAAAAAACAGATGGCGATAAACCCCAAACAGATCAGGGACTTAAAAGCGAAGAAAGACAGGTGGGTAGACCGAATGAATAGACACAAGCAAATGATTCGTAAATACCAAAATAAATTGCCTGTAATAGCTCAAGAAATTCTTGATTTAGAACAAAAACAAGATAGCATTACAACTTAAATAAGCTATCTCTAACAAAAGTTGTATAAGGGACAAGGGGATTCTACGCTCAAAAGAAAGGAAACATGACAAAAACAAACACAGTACATTCAAATCTTGAATTATATAAAACAATCGGAAAAAAAATTAAAGAAGCAAGAAAGCATATGGATAGGAAGATAACTCCTATATCTCCTACTAGAAGATTACCTAAAAGGTTCGTAACGCAATCGGAATTGGCTAAAGCTATTAATGTAACATTCCAACAGATACAGAAATATGAAAAAGCTAGTAATAGAATTTCTATTGATAAACTTTTGGGAGTTGCAAATTATTTAAAAAAGCCGGTTGGTTATTTTATTCCGCAAATTCATAATGATATTCAATTTACTATTGAAAGCGTTAAGGTAGAAGAACAACCGGTAGGAGGCAGTTAATGTTTGTTCCGGTTCAAGACAAATTAAATAAATTAATTCCAGATCCTATTGAAATAGATTCATATAATTATTTTTGCGACATAGCCGAAAAAATGATTATTAATGGACATGAAGCCCACAAAACAATTCCAGGTTATCAAGATTGTAAGCCGGAAATAGAAACATATAAAGTATTTGATGGTATAGAAATTCCGGTTCATGGCTACGCAGATTTTAAAGGTAAAATTATAATAGAGGATAAATGTAAGTTTCCTAAAAGAGGAAGACCAAAGAAAGATGGAACTAGATCATGGCTAACGGCAAAGCTACCTGAAGCACCTACTAGCGACCACCTTTTGCAGACAGATTTTTACCATTACGCAACCGGCTTACCAATATATATTTGTTATATTAACGAAGATACTTTTAAAGTATTTAGTGCCGAAAATTACGAATTTCTTAAACCGGAAAGCATAATGTCAAGACTACCTAACTTTCTTCAAAGATGTAAAGTAAGACAAAATCTTTTAGGAATAAGCCATGATGTAAATATACTTAAAAATTACATTCAACCGGATTTCGAATCGTTTAAATGGAAAAATGATTTAGACCCTGATTACTTGAAAAATGCTATGAATTTCTGGAAAAGTTAATCTAAAAAAAATTTTCTTAAAAAATCAAAAAAGCGTTTTCTCAGTTTTTTTTTCCCTACTGCTATAATATTTATTTTTTGCCTTAATTCACTTTACTAGATTCTAGACGATTCCCAAAAAGTGCCTGTGGTATAATAGTTTATAAAAAAAATAAGGAGGGAAAAATGAGTTACGAATGGAAACACCCAAGCTACTATAAAGAACTAGCAAGGGAAAGAAAAGAGCTTGAAGAAAAAGAAAATTCTAAAACCAATAAAGAAGAAGAAAAGGGGGAAGAAGATGAATAAATTTGAAACTGCTGCTAATCCAACTATTGATAGAATAGCAAATCAATTTGGGATTGTAATAGAATGTTATGTAAATGATATTTACGAAGTTTGGGTTTATAGAAGAAAATCCGCAGACTTTGTTGTGCATAACCCATTATATAAAGGAAAATGTACTTATATATCTATTAAAAGAAAAGATAAAAAAGCAATCCATGATTGGAGACATTTTCAACAAATAAAAAATCAATTAGTAGGAGAAGAAGTTGAAGCTATAGAGATGTATCCTGCCGAATCTAGGTTACATGATTCTGTAAATCAATATCATTTATTCTGTTTACCAAAAGGAACTTCATTAAAGTTTGGTTGGCAAGATAGGTGCGTTGATTATACGCCTAAAGAGGGTGGATATAATAAACCAGGTCAAAGGGGATTATAATTATATTGGGCGGTTAGAAATAATCGCCCTACCAACTAAATTTAGAAGATTCGTTTTCGTAAGTTTTATCTTCGTCAGAATTTTTCATGCAAAGATAATGAGCATGACCGCTCTTATAAAAAGAAACAAAAGAATCAGTATTTATAATATTTTTTTTACAATATCTGCATTTCCCCACATCTATTGCTAATTGTACTTTGACTTTTTTCTTACCCACCGACTATCCCAGCTTTTCAATGAAAGCTACACCTAAATCCATTCTTTGTAACCAGATTTATCTTTAATCAAATTTTGCTTACGATTATCCGAACTTTTAAAAGAACAATGAATCCAACCAGAATTTTTATCGGATTCATCATAGTATTCTAAAATAAGCTGATCGTAGTCAAAATTATTTTTGATATGGGAAGCAACCTCTTTATTGTCATAACCAGGTATCTCAAAGTCTGCAGCTTCTCCTTTACAATGTTGGCTTGTAGGTTTTGAACCAATTAATGTAGCTAGTTTTTCAGAACGAAAACCTGAAGTTACTTTTATTGGCGATTGGTAATAGTCCCTTAAAGGTTGAAGAACATTTTCGCATAAACCTTTAAGATTTTCTATTTGTGATTCGTTTGGAGTGTTATCTAAATTATTACGCAAAGCAGTTTGGCTTTGTATCATTTCGTCCAAAGAAAAATTATTTGTTAGTGTTGTCATTTCTGAAATATTTATAATCAAATTCAACGGCTTTCCAGCCATCTTTTTTTTTAAGTTTGCTTCTCTTACCATAATCTTCGGCTTCTTTCAAAGTAGAAAACATTTCGTTAGTATAGATTCGCAACTGGTTTGTTTGTTTATCGGTTATAACAACCAAGAACATTATGTATTTATTTTAGGTTTTTTAGGAGTAACAATAGCTTCTTCATTACATAAAAACTTAATAAAAAGTTTATTTTTATTAACATCTTCATAACCAATTTCTTCTAATTTTGCTATCGATTCATTATTACCGGCTATCATACAAGAATACCCATCAACGAACAAATCAGGGTATCTATAAGGCGGTAAGCAACTATTACTAACGGCAGAACACAATATTAAGTTTAATGCAAAATTCATTAGTTATCTTTCTTCTTTTTTAATTCATCTTCTAATTCTACTATTTTTTTATTAGCTGATTCTAAATCTTGTTGTGAATGTTCTAGCTTTTGCAGACATCTTTTATTAGCCGAATCTTTAGACTTTCCTGCGTCCTGCAATTCAGCTACTTCTTGTTTAAGAATACGGACTTGGTCTTTATACTCATTAATAATATCGGTACTGTCGGACATCAATTTTATTTTTTATTAGACATTCCACCTTTAAAAATCTGAGTGCCTTTTATTCCATAGATTGAGGCAACCACCAAAATCCACAGGTTAGTGAACCATGATGGTAATTTTGAAAAGTGATCAAAAAATATATTAACTTTATCCATTACGCTTGGGTCGTTTGAAACAACTGCGTATGCTAGAATTATTATAGGTGTTGACAGTAAAATAAGAACAAACTCATCTTTCCAGTCCGATTGTCTGGCTTCTAAAAGTTTTCCGGAGTATTCTAACTCACCTTTAGCCATTCGTTCTGCATGAGATGCTTGTGCGTCTGCCATACGCATTTGAGTTTCTTTACGCTTTTTGTAGATGTGTGAACCAGCATTTACTGCTAATTTTAATGCACCTAATATTGGAAAAGCCATGTTACCTCCTTTTTTTCTTTTTAAGATGACTTAAAGTAAATTTCATTCTTTGTCGCCACACTAAAGCATATAACTTTCTTAATAAACATTCTAGTTTTATCAATAAATATTCCATAGTATAGCCTCATAAATTATTTTTTCCCACACTTGCAATTTTCACAATTACATAAATCGCTATCATAATGGTGTAAATGCAAATCATCTTTACAATGACAATTACAATGGCAATTTTTACATTTTCTTCTTTTCTTTTTTTTTGGTTTTGGTTTTTCAATTACTAAATCAGTTATTTTATCAGATAAAGAATCTAACCAACCAAATAATTTTAATAATATTTTATCTATCATCTTAATCTAAAATTAAAGAAGTTATTTTTTTTTCTCCCATATATATCTCTATATTTGCCTTACTCTTGATGCATTTATAGGTAACTCTATCCGTAGGGTTTTTATCTCTCATGGCGTAACGCTTGGCTTTCAGGCATTTTGAGATGCTATCTTGTATTCTATGCTCTTTAATTTCATGGTCGACAATGAGTAAAAGTGCAAAAACTGTTTCTATCATTAATTATAACTATACCCAGATGGGGTATCTCCTCTTTCTAAAACTTTAAATAATTGTTTGTGTTGTTCCATAATTTCCTCATCTGAATCCATCATTTGATGAATTTGTTCTTCTAATTTTTCTACTTTTCTTTCTAATTTAGAAACTTTATCTAATTGAACAGCTTGATTGGTAGAAAGTTCAAAAGTTCTAGTTAATGTCCAACCGGCTAAAGCTAAAATAATTCCGATTAATAAAGTCATAAGTTTGTCTGCCATTAATGATCTCCGTTTAGTTTGCCAATATTAGACCTTACGCTATCTTTAATTTTTTCAACATCATTTAAAACTTTATCTAAATCTTTAGCAATAGATGAAATCATAACTTTATTGTGCATCATATCATCAACTCTAATTGTTAATTTTTCTACTTGTCCTGACATATGCTCTATCAACATAAATTGCTCTTGGTCGATAGGTTTTTGTGTACTAGCTTCTAATAAATCTTGTTCCATTAGTTGCTTTGCAGTCTCTAAATGAACTATCCTAGAATTAATTTCAGCATAAGTCCATACGGCTATTGCTATTCCAGCAACTATCATTATTAAAGTTTTTAAATCTGTTTTAAAAGCTGTTTGTTCGTTAATTTTCATAATCTAACATTAATAATTTTATGTTTAATTCTTTTTGTAAATCCGTAGGGGTTCTATATATTTTTTTAGATTTTTTGTCCCATTTGGGATTATTTATGTCCCTATAACTATTTGTTTTTATATCTAATAAACTTATTTTACCATTTCTATCTACAACCACAATATCAAAAGGGCATTGGGGGTCTATTGATTTGGCTACCCAATAGCCGTTTTTAGATAGTTCGTTAATAATTTTATATTCATTTGTAAAACCTTTAACGGATTTAGAAGTTTTTAATTTGAGATTAGGGTAATTGCCAAGTTCACAAGTCCACTTACGCTTATTGTTAGAATCACCCATATCATTTTATAAATGTTATTAATTTTATAATCAATATGTTGTAGGTGATTGTTTTTTATAGTGTCTATCTTGTTATGAATTAATTTTAATTCCCCTTGAAGTTTTATAATTTCGGTAGAGTTTTTCTGCGATTGCGTTGTCATGCTTAATTTTATTCTTTTTTGCCTTGAAGCATTTGCAAGTATTCATAAATAAATTGTCTAGTTTCGCTATCTGCATTTGCCATAATAACGCCAAGTTTTCCTAAATGCTGAATAACAGCATCTGTTCCTTTGTTTCCAGATATTTTAATTCCTTGTGCTAACCATTTTATAAAATTAGGATTTGTCATTAAACTTGCAGCAGCTTTTGCAGTACCTATAACTAAAGGGACGGCAAAGAAAAAAGCTGGGTTTCCTGTAAAAGCAGTAGCACCTCCTCCAAATATTAAACCTTGCCCCACCAATCTATCTGCTGTTCCGCTTGGATTAGCAAAGGTTTTACCACTAGCTCTTATATAATCAGATATATTTAAAACTTGGTCTAAATTTTTTTGAAATTCTTTACCAAAAGGTGCTTGTTTAAATAATGAATTTTTTGCTTGATCTGATAATTTATTAAAATTAGTTAAAAAAGTTTCCGAAGAAAATCTTCCAGCTGTCATTACAGTATCCCCTGCAAAAGTTTGAGCAGGTTGCATACGACCTAATTTTTCAAGAACATTTGATACTAAAATTTTATAAGTATCATTTACACTTTGTTTAGAGCCTGTTTCTTTAATAACTTTAGCTAAAGAATTTCGTACTGCATTTAATCTTGTCGCACCTTCTTTTCCTGAACTTAACAAACTCATAACAAGTTTATCAGGGTCGGCAACATTAACTATTGGTTGTAAGTAATCTTCTATTCTTTGTAACCCTTTTTGATAAAATTTATTTGCAGAAGTTAATTCTTTAACAGCTTTAACTCCTCCATATTTTTTAGCAGCTATTTTTAAATCTTCGCTTAATGCTTTATAAATTAATTTTAATTGTCCTTTTTCAACATCTGGAATTAAATCAAAAGAAGCCATTTTTTTACCTATTTTTTGTTTAATAGCTTTAACTGCAGCGTAAGGAAGTTCTCCATTTTTAGTAATATCTTTTGTTAAATTACCAAATAATTCTTTCAAATACGGATTAGTTAATTGTTTTGAAACATTAGGTGCACTTGGAATATCAGCTATTAATTTTTCTATTGTATTAACTGTACTGTTTGGAGTACCTTTAACTTTTATAAGATTATCTTTTTTTATGTATTTATCTAATTTTCCAAATAAAGTACCTGCTTTAGAATTAAAAATTCCAACAAAACTTTTAGTATTATTTACTCCGTCTAAAGAATTTATTAAAGCTCTACCTACAATTGATTCACTTGGTACTACTGGTTTTTTTATTAAATTTTTTGCGGTAGATAATACTTTGTCCCCTAATTGTTTTTGTGCATTTCCAGCAACTGCAGCTATTTTACCAGAACTTCCAGGAAAATTACCTAATAATAATTCAACTGTTTGCATACCTCTTTTTTGTGTTACTTGTCCTAAAGAAGGTGTAACCCCTGCGTCTATATAATCTGCCAACCTTTTATTTGTTGCAACTCCTGTTTTTCCAAAACCTGTAAATACTCCCTTTAAAGGTTTTACAATTAATGGCACTACTGCTTGTCCTACAGAACCAAAAACAAAGTCAGTACCTCTTTGTGCTGCCCATTCTTTATTAGTTCTTAAAATTTCAGCTCCGTATTTTTGTCCAACTCTTTCAAACAATTCCGCTCCAGCTGCCATACCTGCTCCAGATCCTACTATGGCACCTGCAACTGTACCAACACCAGGTGCAATAGCTGTACCGGCAGTTCCTCCTTTAGCTGCACCTATCATAGAACCAACTAATTCAGTTGCTTCTTTTCCTAAATCTATTGCATCAGCTAAATTTGTTTCGTTTTTATTATCTAATTGAAATCTATTACCATTTTTATCGGTAACAATAAAATTATTACCCTCTAAAGGTTCAACATTTGTGTAAAATTTTTCTAGGGTTGCTACTTTAGAAGCCATATTAGGTGCAGCTTCTACAAGAAATCTTATTTTATTAGGAACTTCTTCTAATTGTAGTAATTCTTTTTTTCTTTCGCTTGGAAGCTGTGTTACAAAATCTAGCGTAGTAGTCATATTTTAACCTTTTATTTTAAATAATTTTCCATTAGGTAATCTAAAATAATATTCACCGTTTTCATAATCTACTAATTTTGTTCCTTTAGGTAATCTACCTGTAATATCTGACATAGCCGTACCTGGAGGTCCATCTTGAATTTTACTTTTTATAAATAAAGGTCTTAAATCATTATCAACAAATATATTTTCTATATTTAATCCTCTATTTTCTGCAATTTTTTCGTAACCTGTTCTTATATTATCTATTGAACCCTCTGCAGAATTATGAAATTTAATAGCAGCTTGTTTAAGGTTTTCTCTTTCTCTTTCAGTTAATCTTTCCCCTTTTCTTAATTTTTTCCATTTTTGATAACCTTTTTCAAAACTCATTAAAGTTGATCCACCTGTTCCCTCTGCTACTTCAAATTCTGATTCTCTAACAACTGAATTAGGGTCTAGTGTTTTCATAAATGCAAAAATTGCTGCAACATCTCCAGCTCCTGTATTTTCATCTAAAGCTGCTAACATTTTTTTAAGTTGTGTAGTCGATTCATTAAAATTTTCTACTTGTTTGTCGTCATTATAATTTTTAAAAAAATCATTTTCTTGGTCTTGTATATTTTTTAAATATTCGTTGGTTGCTTTTAATTTATTTTGTTTTGATTTATTAGTGTCATCTATTTTTTTTAATTCCATATTTACAATACCCTGAGCAGCAGCTGACGGAAAAGATTCAGCAACATCTTTAAAAGGGTGGTTGTCTGGCAAAGATTCAAAAAATAATCTTTGTTTTTCAGCTTGTGATCTAGCTTTTTTGTTTTCTTCCATCTTTCTTTTCATTTCTTCCATTTGCATAAATTGACTTTGTATTTGTCCTGTTTGTTGTAAAGCAGGTGCAAAAGAACTAAATGGGTCTTTACCTTGTATTCCTTGTCCGATAATGTTTGCCCCTAACATAATATTTGGATTTATATTACCTAAATTACCAAAAAATCCTCCGGAAGAATTTAATAATCCGTTAGTTGGTGCATTATTAGAATTAAGAACACTATTGTTTTGATTCTTCGTTGCGAAGTCCATCATAAGTAATTCTCTAAATCTTTTATCAAACATTATATTAGTCCAATTTTTTTTAAATAATCTACATTAAAAGGGTTATTGCCTACATTTGTCATAGTATAACCGCCATAGGGGGGGTCAGAATAGCCAAGTTGTTGATTTGTAGGGGTTAGTGTAGAATTTATATTAGCTTTAGCCTGATCATATGCTTTTTGAACATCTGTCATTACAGAATTGTTTAAATTGGTAAAATAGTTATTTACCATTGATTCTTGACCAGCTTCGTTGTAACCTTTAAAATTACCTCTATTGATAGCTTCCCCTATATTAGCACCGGTTGCATATAAAAGAGAACCAGTAGGGGAAAATTTAACCGGACTTCCTCTTAAATGATCCCAAAAGGATTTATCTTTATTACTAACTAATTCTCCAGTTTCAGGGTCAACTGTATAATTACCCATCACATCTTCTCCGGTTGTAGGGTCTTTTGCTATAATTCCGGTACTATACATTTGGTCTTTAGTCATGTATCTACCATTAACATTGTTTAGTTTTTCACCGTAATCTGTATAACCTTTTTCTATTTCAGTATTAGAATAATCCCCTTGAACAAGTTTAGTTTGAGTTTGTCCTGATTCATCAACATAACTTACATTACGCAAATTAGGTGTTTTAACAGGTTCTGTATAACCTAGTCTTGCTTGTGCTAAACCTGGATCAACTTGACCTGCTCCAGTGCCAATAGTAGTTGTTTGTAAATTTCCTTGATTATCAACATAATCAATTTCGTTTCTACCAACTATTTCGTCATTACTTCTACTAAAAGATGTGTTTGAAATTTTTTTGTCCGAATGAGTGCCTATTCCTTTTTCCGTTGAAACGGCAGCTTCCATTCCAGAAACTTCCATGTCATTACCACCGCCACCAGAATCTGAACCTGATCTTGAACCCATAAAACCTCCTTATAAAATTATTGAAAGAATAAATAACCCACCTAATAAAAAAATCCATTTACTAGGTTTTGTATTTATACTTGTTTCTAAATCAAAAATTATTTTTTTAATTTTTTGCATTATAATATTCCTCCTAAAAATCCTAAACCGCCCCCAATAAGAGGTCCGATTCCAGGAATTGCTGAACCCATCATAGCACCACCCATAGCGGTTGAAAACGGATTAGCTCTAGTATTGACTTGATTTGATGTTACAGGAAATCCTGCTCCTATGGGCGAAACCAGTCCTGCGTATTGTTGCAAAGACTGTAACGGTGCTAAATTTTGTTGTCTTGTTAATCCCTCTAATTGTTGTCCTGTTGTAAATAAAGACGGAGCTCTAGAAGCAATATTTAATTGTCTATTTCTTTCTTGTCCATATTCGCCAAACGCTAAAGGTAAAGCTGCTTGAGCTACTTGTGAGGCTATTTGTTGTTGGGACATTGGCGAACCTGGAGTTCTTCCAGCTCCGCTAAATTGTTGATTAACGCTTGTTGCTATATCTGCAGCAGATTTTTGTATTAAAGGTGAAAGGTAAGGATTTAAAAATTTTCCGCTTAAAGTATCTGCAAGTTGCTGATTTGCAGAACCAGCCATAGCTTCTTGTTGAGCTAATCCTGTTAAAGTTTGTTTTGTAGGTGCAACATAACCAGATGCTTTTACGCCCTGTCCGTATAAATTTCCTGCTTCACTAATTATTTGATTTAATGCTGGAGCAGCTGGTGCGTATGGTGTAACTCCTGTATTTGTTGTGCTTCCGCCTGAACTTCCTCCACCAAAACTCATTTTTTCTCCTCTTGTTTAATTTCTTTTTCTAAAACTACATGGGTTCTGTTATACCCAAAATTATTTAAAACTTTTTGCCAACCAGGTCTTGCAATTAACTCCATCATTATGCAATTTTCTTGTTTAGCAAAATCTTCAATATCCTTTATAAGATATTGCCATTTATGGCGTTGTCGTCCAGTCATTATGTAAATATGGCAGACTTTACCATATTTTCTTTTTATAACTTCCGTTATAACAACTCCAAAATACTTGTCGTTAGGTTTGTCTTTAGTTTTATCCCAAAGAACCCAAACTTGAAACTTGCCTTGTTTTGCTGTTTCTAAAACAAAACCAGAATCTGTTAGTTGACTTGAATAAGCTAAAGCGTTTTTTATGTCTTTTTCTATAATAGCCCAAACTTTATCAAGTTCTGGTATAGGTATTCTAACTAATTCCATAAATACTATAAATATTATGCAAATACAATCATATTATAGTTACGCACTTTTCTCATCAAATACTTCCATAAAACTTACGACACCTTCTATTTTAGAAGCTGTTCCAGCTTGTATCTTTAGAACATCTTCTGATTCTAAAACAATAGGTGCTAAACAGGCATTTACTGATGTTTCTGTTGATACATCAGCATGATAAAATTTGTATGTAGCCGAAGCGGAAGTATCGGTATAAGAAACTTCAACTTGGACTGCGGAAGAATGGTCGTTGCTTAATTGAATAGCTTTTATAATTGCCGTTCTTCCTGTTGGAACTGTATAAACAGTTGTTAAACTTGTATCGCCTAAACTAAATCCTTTGTTATTGTAAGTATTAGCCATTATTTTTTAGGAAATTTAACCTTTACTGTTTTTAAAGTTTGGTAAAAGTCAAAATATATTCCTTGTAATTTTTCATCTTTATCTATTGTGTGCCATAACATATCTAGTTGATCTCCGATTTCAGGATAAGCACTTCTTCTTTGCTGTGCATAATTAGATTGTTCAGGCTCATTAGCCATCTCTGCCATTTTAGCTTCTATGTCTGCTTTAGCTATTGGAGTAGTATCATCATCCCATTCAATCATATCAAGATTATCTTCTCTTATAATATAATGAGCATTAGGATTTATTAATTTAATTGCTTTTTCAATTTTTAAAAAAAGTTCCATTAGTAATTTATCTCCCATACTTCTAAAGCAGAATAACCACCATATTGATTATAATGTGCTCCAGAGTTTGTGTCTGAATTTCTTACTTGTACTTTATAAGTTCTTGCATCTGTACTTCCAGCTGTTGTTTCATAAACATTAAAAGGCAACATTCCATTAAACAATGCTTCATTTCCACCATATCCAGCATAACAATCATAACTTTCCATTATATCAGAACTAGCATTTAAAATTTTATATTGCATATGACCATGATAACTAGCAGCTCCATCTGCATAAACTTGAACCATACCTTTAAGTATAATTCTATTACCTGATGCTGTTGGTGTAAATGCTATTGATAAATTTGTGTCTGTCCAAGATGTATTACTTAATCCAATACTTGCACTATCGTAATCAGCTTTGTATTGAACAACTGTACCAGTAGTTAAACCTGGAGCAGATGTCATTCCACTTGGCAGAGCTGTTATAGCTGATATTGTATTATTGTTTGGTTTAATTATTGCCATTATTCACCACCTCCATTATCTATTACTGTTCCACCATCTGCTATCCACTGTTGGATTGCTTGGTAGTCTGTGTTGTCTTCTGCTAAAGGTACTGAAGATGTAATTCCATTTGTAAAAACAACATTATAACTTACAAATTCACCATTAAAATAATTTTTTGTAACTGAATTAATCATAGTTATAACTCCGCACTATATGTGATGTGTCCATATATATAACCCCCAGCCCATGTTGTGCCAACAGCTGCATAACTACCAGACGAACCTTGACCATACATATGACTAGCAAAAGCTGAAGTTGTTCCAGAAGCACCATTCCTACCATAACCCCATTGACCAGATGTACCTGTTCTTGAATAACCTGTTACAGTCGGACTAGCTCTTTTTTCAACTTTTAAAGAAGAAATAAATGAAATATTTGAACCAGAATCAGAAAAACCACTCAACCATTGTAATCCTGTATCAGTAGTTGTTCCAGGAGCAACATCAACATTATATGTTTTTTCAAAATACCTTTGACACCTCTGTAAATTTACATCAAAAGGTAAAAATTCAAAATCAGATGCTGATGTTCCAGCTTCCATTTGTATTCCAGTTATATAAAAATTATTTGATGTGCTATCGGCATGATTAACTTGACCTACTGCTCTGTTTGTATTTGTTGCAGAGTTCCAAGATGTATTTAAAGTACCAGATGTAAAATTACTTCCAGCAGCTAACCAAAATAATAAAGTTAAAGAAACAGCATTATCATTTCCAAATGCACCTGTAGTATCTCCAGCAAAAGTTAATTCTTTTTTCTCCCAAGTATTTGATGATGAAATTGTATATGCTTGTGAAATTTGTCTTGTATTGTCTGCATCATATAATTCACAAATATTTGTTCCAGTTTTTGTAGCATATACCCAAAAAGAAACTGTCAAACTTTCAGCAGATGAAGTTCCTTTTTTTAAATACTGTAAATTTTGACCTTCAATTTTTTGTTGTAATATACAATTATCTCCAGCACTTAAACTTCCATCTGCTGTTGTATTATCCATTTTTAAAGATTTTACAAAACCTTGACCAGTTGGAACAGTTGTGTCTTGTGATTGTGTCCAAGTTCCAGCAGACGAACAACCTAAAAACATTCTGTCTATTGTGTGATAACCATTTCCTGTAATAGATGCAGTTGAAGTTCCTCTTTGAGCAATACTCATATCACCATTGATGATGATGTTTCTGTAAGGATTAGCATTGTAACCAATCTTTTCATAAGTTACAGAATCACTAGCAAGTTTAGCAGTTGTAACTGTAGCATCACTTGGTACTCCAAGATCAAGAACATCTCCAAGTATCTGAATAAAATCTATAACATCTCCTGTAGCAAGGTTACTAGCAAAAGTAATTGTAGAACCACTAACAGTAAAAGATGGGTTAGCTCCACCAGGTTTTTGGATCGTACCATTTAAAGATACAATCATGTGATTTGAACTCTGGGGAATTACATTAACTGATCCTACTTGCATTGTGTATGCAGCTTGACCATTAACTACAGATATTGCATCACAAATCTGAAAGTTTCCTATTGTCGGTTTAGTACCTATGTA